CGTTTCTTTTGTTGTGCTATTCGGTTAGAACATCTGTCACTACAAAATTTAGAACGACCTTTTGGTAAAGGTCTGTGACATCCTGCTGCGTAACAGAGTTTATTTTTTTCCATAATTCTTACATTCTTTGTTTGTACACTTCATGTCGTTTTGTGGCAGAAGGTCTCCACCACAGCGAGGACAATCTATTATCAAACTACTTCTTTATTTTTTTAATTTTACCGTTTTTGGTTCTAGCAAACTTATGTGTTTTAGTTTCTCTAATAAGAGTACCGTAGTGTCTTTTGCCACCCCACATCCAACTAACTTGTGCCATTACCGTTTCTTCTTTCTTTTTGTTGCTCTTGATTTTTGTACAGCTTTCAAATCTATGTATCGACCTTCTTTGTAAGCCTTAGCTGTTCTTTTTATTTCAGCAGCAACTTTAGCCTTAGAATTTTTTTTATTCTTAAGATACTTTGCAGGTACACCTTTTTCATAAGGTACTTTTCTACGAGTAGCCATTTACTTCTTTTTCTTTTTCTTTATGTCGTTATCTTGTGAATGTCCACCTCTAATAAAACTATTTACTCTACCCATAGCCCAGGCTTGCATAGATGCAGATTTAGAACCTGAAGACAAATATGCTCCTTGTCCACGTCTGTAAACTTGTGCTAGCTGACCATAAGTATATTTAGAGTTAGCAGCTTTCTTTTGCAAAGTTGCTTTTGTTTTTGCGTTTATTGGTTTTCTTTTAGGTTTTTTCTTTGGTGCCATTATTTTCCTACTTTCTTTTGTGCATTGACATGTGCTTTACTAAAAGAGTTACCTCTTCTCATAGAGTTATACATGTACTGCATGTGTTTTTTTGTATGATGTTTAGAATGTTTTTTCATAGCATTCTGTTGACGCTTGGTCAACTTAGAAACATCTACACCTTTGACTTTCATAATTTTTTCTTTTTACGTAGCTTTTTAAAATCTGCACCAGTTAATTTATCAAAGGGTGGTGCTAATTTAGCTATCTTTTTTTGTTTGGCTGAATAACCTTTTTTACCTTTTGGCATATTACCACTTTACCTTATTTGCCCAGTATGCTGCAGAACTAGGACCTTTTGCAATATTTTTTGCATGTCTTGCTTTAAAAGATTTTCTTCTAGCTTTCGACCTAGCATCTTGTTTTTTACCTGCAGTAGTCACACCGGCTTGACCAAATCTAATTACTTTATACTCATTACCGTAGTGAGCCATAACAACATGCGACTTACCGCCTGACTTTTGTCTTTTAGGTTTATTAACACCTTTAAGACCCAGGCGTTTCATAGTCTTCTTGACTCTTTCCGGAGTTGGTCCACCGTGTGGCATTACATTCTCTTCTTTTTTTTCTTGCCTTTTTTCTTTTTAGGCTTGCTATACATTTTTCCGTACATTAAATCTCCTATGTTATTTTTTTTATTATAACACAAAACCCCGACAGGGCTGAGTAAGGGTTTTGTTTTGGTAGGAGGATGCTGTTGCTCTTGCGAGTTCCAACATCCTTGGTCTAAGACGTCCTACCATAATCGAGATACATACTAAACAAAGGGATGTATAGCAATTAGTATACTATATTATTTTTTTATGCAAGTAGAAACTTGAGGGCTACGCAGAAAGTCACTAGGCGAAAGGAGGAAACTCCTAGTTATAACGCAACCCTCATTATTAATACTACACATAACGAATCAACCTGCTATAGTATCCTCATACAAATATTTTTATTTAGTAGTTTGTTACAAGTAAAGTTGCCATCGAGGGGCAGAAAGTTAGGGATACTTACAAAGTATAAAGCAGAAACACAAACCTAATACTCAAGGACCTGCAAACAATAAAAATTAGACACTTTTTAGCTTTTAGAGCAAATAGGCTCGCTACGCTTCAACAGCCAGTAAATAGGTACTATACAATACATTGTACTTATACATACTGTACCCACTATATCTAGTGTATCTAACAGGTATTTATTAACAGATATTTTTTAGAGTTTGATACGAGTGATATTTCTGTAACTC